TTTAATCTTTACTTAAACACTATATCTATAGGAGATATATCATGACTGCTACTAATACTAACATCACCAAGAAGGCAAACACTTTCATCGCTAGGGGCATCAAGGTGGGTGATACACTCGACGCCATCAAGGTAGGCTTATACACCAAGTTTGAGGGCTTATCTCTTGGACAGGCTGCTAAGCTGACCGCTAAGTACATGAAAGATAACGGCTTAGTTGTTAAGCGCATCGGGTTCACCGCAATGTTCTACGACTTCCTGAAGGAAGGCAAGAAGACAGAGAAGGATGTGGATGACTTTATCGCAGCCAACGGTAGCGATAACACTAAGCGTCACGCTAAGCATTACAAGGGCATCGCTGAGTTGACCAATGACCTTCACAGTAAGTAAGCACTAACTAACCAGGCCAGGGACGGCCTAACAATGAGGATAATATGATGGAAATATTGATCACACCAGACCACACCACCATAACAGGTGATGATGGGCAAGAGACAGACTATAGACCAGAACAGATACGAGTTGTCATTGAGAAAGATGGCGATGAACATTGGGTTGATATTGATGTTCTTGTATCAGTATATGTAGGTGGAATAGAGTAATTTTAACAAAGTGACCTTGGGTAACTGAGGTCACTTGATTAAGATTATTAAGCATTCACTAATCATTAAGTGTGTAAATGAAGGATGACACCTGGGTGCTCTGCATACAAGGCAAGCAAGCGTAAGCCACCTCGCTAGTGTCTGGTGGTTGCTATGCTTTGTATTTAAAGGGCAAAACAGGGCCAGCCAAACATATCTTTACAATGACAGCTCCTTGCTTGACAGTATCTCCACGATAGATAAACAACTGATCTATCTGTGAATCATCTTCCCATACCTTAGCATGTGTTATAGCATCCAACAGAGGCTTCATGTAATTATCAAGGTCACGTCGCCTCCTATCCGGCGGATACAGTTCAACCTCCACCAGCAGGTTATCACCGATGTTTAAGTATCCAACCTGTTCCGCTATCTGTTGCTCACAGGCTCCTCTGAATAGCTTACCCTTTGCCTTAATGTATGGGATTCGTCGTTTCTTTACAATACGAACACCATAATAATCATTAACAGTTGGTGGCCACGGTAAATATAGTTCTATGTCCAATATTATATCCTCGGTCAAGTTAGTATACACTAACTAAAAAGTACGTTTTCGCTACCTAAAAACTACCTATAATCTACTACAATAACTACTAATAAACTCTATATATATTAGTAACTTAGAAGGGTTGACGCTCTATAGAAGGCTTACACCCTTAGCGCGCCTAACTGTCGCCCCCTCGCAAGCTCTTTATCTACTTTACCCTAAAAAGACCCGTAAGTACTTGATTTATAACGAGTTTATTGGTAGTTTTACCGGTAGATAACAGGTAGTTAAGGTAGACGTTAGGTAGATACATTAGTGAATCTCACTTGATTCATCTATAAATATGTTATCAAATACAAGACCACGTATTTTATAGTTACAAACATTATGAGTGAGAAACTTAATGGTACAGCCATAGACAACAGCGGTATTATTGCTTCTATCATATACATATGCGGCATCAAGCTTACGAAATTGCTTTAATACATCTTCAACATCACTTGGATTATTGATTACCCATAGCATTGTTTTACCATCACCGTGGGTGGCTAGCCTTTCCAGTAAATAATATAGTAAATCTTGTCTCATTTTATCACCTTTAATATTCTTTCTACAAAGATATCACCAATCTCATCTATGTATCCAGAGGAAGCATAACCTTCCTCATGATCTACATGATTAAATGGCTCACAATACATCGGACGCAACCCTATCATGAATGTAGGCATACATTCAAAATAAGGATTGCCCGGTTTATCATTATTGTTTTCCATAATTGATATTGATATGGTCATTAAGTATCTTCAACACTTCTTCAGTTGTATTTGAAGCATGTAATTTACCAACATAACCTACATGATCAGCAACTAATTGAATTACTTCTTTGACTTCCATCATGGATGTCTCTTCATTCAATGACTCAGCTATCTCATACACAGCGGGATACTTGACTTTGGCAAGATCACGTACACTCATTAATCTACTCATTGTATTTCCTCTTTATGACATTAATATCTTGAATTGCTCTGTTACTTTATAAACCTGTTTTCGTCTGCCGTTTGGATCCTTAACTATCTTAAGGTACTCATATTGAATCATATGATCTATCACCTTCTGTAATCCTGTCTTTGGATTAGTTCTCATAGTTGGATCATCATCTAGCTTCTTGATTGATGTATTACTCTTGAGATTAAATGACAATACGCTTAATGGTATAATGCCTGTATCTCTATCTCTTTTGTTTATCCCTGTCTTAGCAGCCTTGTACTTACCGTTTAACATCTTGATAATTGTTGGGCCAACTACATGAGTAACAATGTCTCCCATCTCTCCGCTGCCTGCTGATATGAAGAAGTTCTCAACACCCTCATATTCATATTTGACTATTGCCTCTGCCCATTCCCATTCAGCTTCACGTATGACAAGTTCATGATGATTAAAGACAGATGCTATAGCTGCGAACTTGAGAGCCTTCAATGGCATTCGGCTAGCCATATTTGCCTTAGTGTTGTTAGACCCTCTATGTTCATTATACTCATCAGTATAATACTTCTCAAGCTCATTTGCCTTTTCACCTATTCCATCATCAAAGAAGAAATGCCATGACTTTGGATCACTTATTGCTTGAATCTTAGCGCATTTGACAGCTAATTCCTTTAGCTTATCCATACAGATATCTGATATTTTACAAGTACCTGCTGCCCAGTTACGATATGGCTTATCCCCTACTACCCTATAAATAGATTGGCGAGGAAGATGACCAGAATCAATACTATTATTGTCCTTAAATGCCTGTTGGAGGCTATCTGCTGTCGACTCATTAATAATGGACAGAGCAGGAGCACGTAAATTAGGAACAGATTTATCTTCATCAGAATATTCAGCTCCAATAAAGATATCATTACACCCTGACTTAGTATAAATATCCAATAAAGTACGAAGCAAACCAGATTGGTCTCCTGACTTGGTTTGCATAAGGAGGCCAGCTTCTGTAAACACCGATATTTGAGATAATGCATTCTTCATCCTATTGGCGATTGCTTTAGCGCCAGTAAATTTAGACTTCCCAAGGAAACTACTTGTAGTTAAACCATCACCTTCATCTACAACATCAAATAAAGCCTTTGATATAAACTTGACAATTGAATCCTTACCCATACCTGTATCCATGATCAGAGTCATATAAACATTCAACCCTGTATTTGATACATTGAACTTCCTACCAACAATGCCAGCTATCAATCCTATAGCGGAAACAACTGCTACTTCACGATATTGATATACTTGCATGTTATAAGCGTCATCAGATAATTTCCCTAGTAAGCCAGGTGGCCATGGTATCTTCTCAATCTTTACACTACCTGCTGTATTAAGATCAGTGACGTCGATAGTCCCTTCATCAGCTAACTTGTTAATTGCTCCGTCTACACATCTTGGTATATCTGCGAATCTATCTTGCCATCTTTCATCTTGTGAAGGGCAAGCTGTCATCAATCCTTGTAATGTAGCAATAACTACAGCTGGAGCAATACCATCCTTAATTTGCATATATGAATATTTATTGATGGCATGATGTAATCCTTCACCTCCATTTGTAATGGTTGCTATAATGTCCTGGATAGTGTCTGTACCCACCCTGCCACTATCATCATCCCTACTGCCGTTGTCAACAATAGAATCAACATCAATGCTTCTTTTGCTATTTTTTTGAACTTCTTCATAGTCTTCACCTTCAAAATATTCATAATGTTCAAATACTCCATCATCAGGATTGTCCCTAGATGGAATAAACCAAGGTTGACTCCAAGTAGACATTTCTTTAACATTTTTAATGTCTACATCTTTGTCTTTTAATTCAGATAAAATCTTCTGAACTGTTTCAGATAGATTTTCTTTACAACTTATGTTGCAAGGTATTACAACTCTGAACTTGTTTTTATTAAAAGTGTGTGAATGCGTTGTATATATAAAATGATTCACTCCCAATTCAGTAAGAGCAATATTGACATCAATAGGTGGACAGCACGAATCATCGTTAGTGTTAGTTGCATCTCCATCAAGCACTAATACATCAGCACATTTAAGATTTACATCTTTCCGCTCTGGTGGGCTCAGCTCACCTCGAACAAAATATCCAAGAAACTTACCACCTTGTCTTGGTTCACCAAATAACTTTGATAACTCTACTATTGATATCTCTCTTACAGTACCTCCCTTGGCATTCATTTGATTGCCTTGAAAATTTGTTATTTTCACAAATTGAATCTCCAGTTTATTGTAATTAGACATCGCCTATACCTATTATATAACGAACAAACTATGAAAGTCTAATAGAATCTATTTATAAGGGTATAAAAATAAACGATTAGACTTATCAGAATAGCTGGAGTATAATCAATAATGTAAAGCGTTGAATTTTAATCATCGCTAGAAACCAACAGAAGGAAAGTATCATGGAAATTAGTTCACAGAAAATAGCTGCGTTTAAGTCAATTCAAAAGCAACTCAAAGATGTTAAGCAAAAAGAAGCAGACATGCGAATTGAAATTTGCGATAAACTGCTTAGAAGAAAGCCTGTCGGTACTCACTCCTTTAATATAGGTAATTTCCGCCTTAAAGTTACCAAGAAGATAACCACCTCAATTGACAAAGATCTTTTGTCAGCAATCTATGATGATTTTACTCCTGAAGAAGCTGCCTGCTTCAAATTTGCCCCATCTTTCCTTAATGGCAAGTATAAAGAACTTGAAGATAAAACAAATGTTGATGCAGTTCTTGAAACTAAACCTGCTATGCCAACTATTGTAATTGAGCATATGGAATAATTTCAAATATTGACCATTCTATAGGAGAATGATTATGTTATGCAATAAAGGGTATTTTCAACAATTGAAAGATAAGTTGAAAGATTATGACCTATCTGAAGTGTCTGAAATTTCTGGAGTACCATATGCAACTATGTATGCTTGGTTAAATAGAAAAACACAAAATTCACTCCAGTTTTGTAATTTTGTTGCTGTTGCTGAAGCAATTGGCTTTGATGTAAAAATAACATTGACAAGGAGTATATTATGATATTAGTTATATGTATATTCATTGTTATATTATTCACAGCACTTAATGTTGTATTCTTAATTGCAGCAAATAGAAACTTAAGAAAAATACAGTTGATAAGGAGCAAGTTATGAGCAAATTACAACAGCTTGCTGTAATGGAAAATAAAACTATTGATAAAATGCTTCAAGATGATACATTTGATTCAATAGTTTCTGGTATTTGCATTAATAATGGCTGTGACTATTGTACTCAGATTGAACCTGATTGTACGGATGGATATTGCCCTGAGTGTAATACAAATACTGTAAAGTCTTCACTTGTTATAGCGGGGTTAATGTGATGGAAAATACACCATATACTTCAAAAGACATTCGTGAATATAGTGAATATCATCAATGTTCACTAAAAGATGCTGAAAAAATATTAAAACGTAATTCATTTTGCAAAGAATTAAGAACTGATAAAACAATTAGTGATTTAGCAGATACAATAATAAGGATTTTAGATCATGAATTTGGAGATTACAATTCATGAAAGCAATTAGCATAACAAAGTGTCAAGTTTGCCCTTTTGTTAGATATGATATAAAGAAAATGGGTAAAGTAATTCATAAGCCATATTGTTCAAATATGAATGATAAGCGTCTTGATTACACAACTGAACACATAGCAGGAATTGTAAAAGCTAATGTTGTCGATTATATACCTAAATGGTGTCCATTGGAGAATGCATAATGAAACTTATATTTGAACAATCTGGTGAAGAAGCACATGTTGGTGACCAAATAATTGATGATAATGGCAAATTGCTTAAGATTTTACGAGCAGATATGCCACATAAGCCTTCATCTAGCGGAATTGTGATTGTACAGGAAGATTATTGCCAACGTGAATGCTATGCTGGGGTATTTGGGTTGAAATGGATTGAGCGTGAAGACCAAGGATGGATTGATCCAAAAATTGCACATGCAAAGTTGATAGGATATGCCTCTACTGTAACTGGATATACAGAAAAGTATTTAATTCAATCAATGAACCCAATTGAATTTTTAACTTTGGTTAAATCAATACCATTAGTGGAATTTATTAACCACCCTACTGAAGTTCGCTATCTTGTTGAATGGCTTAGGGGAGAGCATCAAAATGGCAGCTAGAATATGCTATACTATTATTACAGGAGATAGTCCATGTTCATCATGTGACCATAATATCAACAACCTTAAATACAAAGGCAAACTTGATATGGAGCAATATGGTCTAATTGATTACCTTATTTGTAGAAAAAAACAAATGGCAATATCACAAGCAAGTTAAGAGGCAAGAGCTTGTACCAACTTCCTCTGTAGAGAAGGCTGGAGGTTAGAAGCCAGCTAAAGTCTTCTTGCCCATCCTGTGTCATATGGCACCGTTAGGTGAGGAGCAATGAATTTAATATTATGAAAAAGAATCGTGATGCTGATATAACTTGCCAATGTAATGCATATGACCACCCTCATAGACTTGGTGGTGGCAAATGTGATGGCTCTGCTTGGTGTGAAAGCATTAGGTCGATTGATTCATATCATTGTGAATGCTGCAATAAAAATGACAATGGGCATTGCCAGGTGATTACTGGACAAGAAGATATTAGTGATGGATGTGAATGTGTTGATGAAGAATTGAGAACAAAATCAATATATGAAGAATATGGCAATTTGCCTTTGGATATTGAAAATTATATGGAGAGGAAGTTCAAAAGCTATTATGAATAAGATTATATTGTTATCTATATTGTTAATTGGATGTGGGAATAAAACAGAAGATAATTTCCAATGTGATAACTGCAATAATGATGAATGTGATATAATGTATGTATCACCACAAACCGTAGATGTAGGCACTGGAGGTGTAAAATGAAAAAGTATGATGAGTCTGAAAATTGGAATAACAAAGGTGAGCTTTATCAAGCTTTTGTTGCTCTGATGGAGTTGTCGGTAAAACAGAATATCCCAATAATTTGCCATATAGCAATACAAGCCAACGATGATGGGTATCATTTGACAGGTGGTATTAATAAACGTAATGAAAATGATGGTGGCTGGTTGCCGCAAACATTTACTAACATGTATGATATTGTAAACATGGACAATGAAGGCAAAAGTTTTATAACTGATGCTATTGGTATGGCAAGATCAAATATGGCAAGAAATGAAGCTTATGCCTTATCTGCCCAAATTGAAAAAGAGGTCAGTGATGCCCGTAAAGATAACTAATACTAGACAAGCACTTGATTCTGTAAAGATGACAGTATATGGCCCATCTGGAGTTGGCAAAACAACATTATGTGCAACAGCACCAAAGCCAGTAATAATTTCCGCTGAGAAAGGCCTGCTTTCATTGGCTGATGAAGATATACCAGTGATTGAAGTTGTGAATAATACTGAATTTGAAGAAGCATATGACATGTTGATGGGGGGTGAAGGTAAGAATTTTGATACAATATGTATCGACTCAATTTCTGAATTAGCATCTAAAATGATTGGTGAATATACAAGCAAATACGCTGATGGAAGAAAAGCATATGGCAAACTAAATGATGAATTTCTAAAACTACTTTGGAAATTTCGAGACATATCTCGTAAACATGTATTGTTTATTGCTAAGCAGAATCGAATAACTGATGACCATACAGGTATTACAACTTATGGGCCATCATTACCTGGAAAAACATTGATAAGGGAAATGCCATATCTTACTGATGAAGTATTCTGTCTTAGAATTGGAACTATGCAAGTTGATGGTGTAAATGAGGAGTATCGGTATTTACAGACTCAGCCTACAATAACTCATGATGCCAAAGACAGAAGCGGACAATTGAAAGATGTTGAACGTCCTGATCTTGGAATAATCATTAAGAAAATAATGGGAAAGGCGAAACCCAAAACAGTAGCCAAAGCAAAAGAGGTAACTAAAAAATGAGTACGTTATTACCAACAGTGTTTCATGCACATGAACACGAAACAATGGATGATTTCAGTGCAATCCCTGTAGCTGATGAAAAAGGTGTATTGATTGATTTCATTGGCCAAATTATAAAGTCAGAAGTAGTAAAAACAAAAGCTGCTATTACTGACAACTCAAATTGTGGTCGTCGGTTGAATATGCAAATTAAGATTCTTGAAGGTGATCATGTTGATCGCATTATTTTCATTGGGCTTAATGTAGCGAATCCAAATCCTGTTGCTGTTGAAATTTCAATGAAGGAATTGCGTTCAATTTCTGATGCTTGCGGTGTAGCTGAAGTGGTTGATTCACAACAGCTTCATATGATTCCTTTTGGGTTCAATATGAAATTGATTCCTGCTTCTGATCAGTTTCCTGAAAAGAATGAAATCAAAAAGTATTGGGCATTAGAAGGTACAGGTGTCGCAGCTTCAGCTGACCCATTTGGTGAAGATGAAGATTGATTGTTGTTGGCACAGGGATGTGCCTATTTATTAAAGGGGATTGGCATTCCTATCTGCAAATAAGTTTCCGTAGATTGGGCTTATTTGTTGGTCAATCCCCTCCAATAAATTAACAAAGGGGTTGTAAATGGGGACTGAGAGCTATAAAGAAATAAATGACTCACTATCATTGTGCAATCACACTGATGATGATGGTGAAATTGAGTTTAACGTAAGCACGCAACGTTATGAACAATTAAATTTTAGTTACTATATTGATCGTGATGAATCAGTTGATGTAATACAACATTTGATGTCAATTTATAATATACACAAGGATGAATTATGAGTAATTATGTAATACAAAGAGTGCACCGTAATCCTGATGAAGAAGGGAATCCTATTCGTGAAGTGCTAGCAGCTGGATATGCTAACAAAGATAATGCTGCTAAGGCAATATTGAATATGCTTGATGATGGAGTTGGATATAAATTACTTGACCACTCTGGGAATAAACGACGAAGATTGGTTGTTGATAGCCTTGATTTGTTCTATGAGATAACTGAAATAGCAAATTTGATGCTTGTTGATAATGAACCTTGGGATTTACCAATACAGGAGGCTAATCATGGCTCTAATACCAAAGGGTGATCCAATTAAAGAAGCTATGGAGTATGGCATTATTGAAGTATTGCCAAGGCCATATCTTGGATATTCTGGATTGGCTAGTCCTTGTAAACGATACTTGTGGTTAAGCTTTCGCTGGTGCTATAAGAAACAAATAAGCAAGCAATTGCAAAGAATATTTGATCGTGGTAATATGGAAGAGCCACGCATAATCAAAGATTTGAAAGCAATTGGTTGTGAAGTATTTCGTGAAGATGAAAATGGAAAGCATATTGAGATATATGGCCATGAAGGTGAAATACAAGAAGAAATAGTTGGCTTAGCTGGTCATGTGAAAGGTCATTTTGATGGGAAAGTGCTTGGTTTGCCAGGAGCAGCAAAAACAAAGCATATACTTGAAGCAAAAACAATGAATGATAAGTATTTCAAAATGCTTATTAAAAATGGTGGCAATGAAACAGCTATAAAAAAAGTATTCCCTACATATTATGGACAATTTAATTCATACATGGGTAAGTCAAATGTAAAGCGCGCAATATTCATACCTGTAAATAAGAACAATGAAGAGCGTTTGTATATAAGAGTTCATTTTGATGAAAGAGAATTTGATCATCTTGAGAATATCGCGTTTGATATTCTTACTGCTAACATACCACCAAAGCGGATAGGTGATAGAACTTGGTTTGAATGTAAATTCTGTGATGCTCGCCATGTATGTCATGATAAGGATGTTCCTCCGCTGGAGACCTGCAGAAGTTGTATAAAAGCATGTATTGAAGATGAAGGTAAATGGACTTGTGAATTGAATGGCAAAGAGTTAAGTCTGGAAGACCAGGAAAAAGGTTGTTTGAAACACAATGTAATTGTTGAAATAAAAGATATGTTGATGAATAAAAATGGGTGATATTACTAATTTGCACAACAAGAATAAAGTTCTTGAAAAATTAGATTGTGAAATTTGTAATGTCATAAATGATTTTACAAAAACACATCCAAATAAAATAGCTGTTGCTGAAGTTGTTGGTGTACTTGAAGCTATAAAATTTAGATTATTTTATGATGGAAAAATATGAGTAAAATAGTTCCATACTATTATCAAGCACCAATTCCTTATTTGGTAATTGATTTCTTTAGTAAGTATCCAGACAAGCATGGCTTAATAGCAATGCCTACTGGGTCAGGAAAAACAATTATTTTGTGTATTGTAATTGAAGCAATATTAGCAAGATGGCCAAATGTATCAATTATAATATTATCAAATACAAAAGAGATTCTTGAGCAAGATCACAAAGCATTATCAAGTTATCTTGATCAAGATATTGGATTGAATTCAGCAGGACTTGGTCGTAGGGACTTTAAACAAATAACAGTTGCTGGGATACAATCTGTATATAGACAAGATATATTTAATAATGTACAATTGGTTTTGATTGATGAGGCGCATACAATACCTGCCGAAGGTGAAGGCATGTACAGGACTTTCCTTGGCAAATTGAAACGTGCAAAATTATTAGGTCTAACAGCCACAAAATACAGACTTGGCACTGGATTGATATATGGTGAAGATGGATTATTTGATAGTCTAATATGTGACTATACAACAATGGAGAAATTTAATGAGTTGGTTGATAAAGGCTATTTATGTAAACTTAGAACAAAATCAACAGAGTTAAAATTAGACACAAAAGATTTGCACCTTAGAGGTGGTGAATTTATAGATAAAGAAATGTCTCTTGCATTTGATAGACCTGCAATAACAAATAAAGCAATTCTTGAAATACAACAACTTGGTGCTGATTATAAAAAGTGGCTTATATTTGCTATTGATATTGATCATGCAGAACATATTGCTGAAAAGCTATTGCAAAGTGGTGTAAGAGCAATGGTTGTCCATTCAAAAATGGAGATGGATCGTGATACAGTTATTAGAAAATTTAAGGCAGGGAATTATAGAGCATTGGTTAATGTCAATATTCTTACTACAGGTTTTGACAGTCCTGATATTGACCTTGTTGCTCTACTTAGACCTACCCAAAGCCCGGTCATGCACGTACAGACAATTGGGAGAGGGCTTAGGGTTGCTGAAGGCAAAGATCATTGTCTTGTTCTTGATTTTGCTGGCAATACTGCTAGACTTGGCCCAATCAATAATATAACAGTAAAGAAAAGAGTAAAAGGTGAAGGTGGTGAGCCAGTTACAAAAGTTTGCCCTAGTTGTAATATGATACAGCACCCATCAGCTAGAATATGTGATGTGTGCGGGCACAAATTTGTATTTAAAGTTGGCATTACATCTTCCGCTGGCTCTGATGTAATACTTGCAAGTAATGAGGCAAGATGGGTTGATGTTGATAGTGTAACATATGCTCTACATAAAAAGAATAATGCACCAACTAGTGTGTTGGTAAGATATCATTGTGGACTACAGATGTTCAAGGAATGGATATGCATAGAGCACAATGGATTTGCTGGACATAGAGCAAAGCATTGGGTGAAAATTAGAGCGAAATCAAATGAAGGTGACTTACCAGAATCTGATATGCCTATTAGTGCAAAAGATTTACTGGACATATCAAAAAAGCTAAGAACTCCAAAACAAATTAAAGTGAAAACTGCTAATAAGTATCCAGAGATATTGGAGGCAGAGTTCTAATAAATAATACTTATAGGGGTATAAAAAACTTAATTGAACAAAGTTGAGATTTTTCTTTACTTTTAGGAAAAAAATAGTTATAATCAATTATGAAAATAAAAGATTTAACCAAACCGTAGCATAAGCTACACTAACTAAGGAGACATAAAATGTCTAAAGCAAAAGATGTATTTGAAACTGAAGAAGATGAGCTGAACCAGATTGAACAAAATGATGCAGTTGAAGAAAGTAGTGAAAATGAACCTGAGCAGGAAGCTGAGCCTACTCCTGCTGAAGTAGCATTTGAAAATGGCATGTTGGAAAACAAGTCTGAAGATGAAATTATGCTTGATATGATCGGTGCCGGTGCAACGTTCAAAACAGTGAAAACAATCTTTAACAAATGCATGGTTGACAGTGGTTATCTTGACTCTCGCAAAGAAAAGACTGAAATCGTCGATGACACTTTGCAGGGGATGGACTTATCAACTGAAGAAGGTTTCCTTGCTGCATCTACAGCTTTGTTGGCCAATTTGAAAGGTGTTAATGACCGCTCTGTTGGCGCTTCTATTCGACAATATGCCAAGAAGAATGAGCTTGAAGTATTCAAGAAACCAAAAGGTACTGGTGCCGGTCGCTCAGGTATTACATCCAAGTTCTATGATTTCTTGCGCACAAGTTCTCCTGCAAATAAGGAGCAAGTTGCTGCCTGGATTGAAGAAAATGGTACTGATAATACCAAGCGTCATGCGAATCATTACCAGGGTATTGCCAAGCTGTGTTCTGATATTGCATCAGGTGGTAATGCAAAATCTGAGCCTGAGTTAGTTGAATAGTTTTCATCATTGAGTGGTAGCAATAGGGGCTTTGCCCCTATTGTCATTTTTGCAATAAGAGAAAGCAATAGGAATACTATGAACATTAATATTGATATTTTAATAATTGGTGCTGGGTATTCAGGATTGATGATGCAAAAGAAATTGGACTCTTTTGATTGCACTAACAACTTGATAGTTGAACGTGGTTATGACAATGGATATGGAGATTCAGAATATGTAATATTGCTAAAAGAAGAAACACCATTTGCCCATGAAGAGGTGAAAGTAATTACAAAGAGGATGAGCAGCGGAAGTCAAAAATTCTATAATGAATTTGTAAGGAAAGTATATAATTCAAAAACTGATATTGACTTGTATTATGATGAAGATGCTGAAGATATTGGTTATAAAATAAACAATGAGCTTTTGTTAAAAAACTCAAGATGCTATGGCAACATTGATATAACTGAAATTGATGTTGAAAATAAAATAGCATATGGGAAAGTTCTACATTTAAAAGCAACAGTAAAAATACACTATAAGAAACTTGTAAGTACAATACCAGTACACAAATTTGAAAATTTAGTTGGCTTTAATTTCTTAAAGAAATTTGGATTATTTATATCATATTTCCCAATAGGAATTGTTAAGAAATTCAGCGATGCTTTGCAAAAAAACATGAACATTGAATATTATTCAGACCCTGATATTCCATTTTACAGAAAGCAACTATACAACAATGCTATTTTTTATGAATATTGCTTGAATAGGCCATTAAATCAAAAATTCTCAGCAGTCATAATCCCTGGCAAATTCACTGATTTGCACGAAGACATAATGGGTGCATTTTATGATTACTTTTCAAATAGAGATATATATTTTGCTGGACGATTTGCTACATGGGATTCTAAATTCCAGCTAAATGAAATATGGAGTCCTAGCAACTCATTATCAAATATGTTCATCACCCACTTATATGGAGAAGTGTAATGATTGAAATAAAGAAGCCAAAAGTAATATTGTATGACTATACAAATGATCCTGAAAAGGCAATTGGGCTAGCAGTATCTGCATGGAGCTCAGATAATTTCATTGAGTCAAAAGGGGAAATGGGAACCATAGAGGCAAATGAACTTGCTGAAAAAGGAATAAAAGCATTCCACAGAACAGCTCTTGAATTTGTTTCAACTACATGGATTCTTAAAAATGTATCAAGAGCATTTCAACAACAGTTGACAAGAACTCGTCATGCTAGCTTTTCTATCCAAAGTATGCGTGTCATATTGAAAGCAGGATTTGCAGAAAATGGACACTATACAATGCCATCTGATTTGGATGAATTTGGCCAAGAATACTTTCATGAAAAAATGCTTATTGTACAAAATGAATATGATGGGCTTATAGCAAATGGTATGCAAATTGAAGAAGCTCGTGGCATATTGCCTATGAACATTCACTCTGACATATCTATGTGCATTAACTTGAATGCCTTATATCATATGCTTGGTCAACGATTGTGCGTACATACACAATGGGAATTTAGACAAGTAGCTGCCCAGATGAAACAATTGGTCAAAGACAATCTTGGTGAATTATTTTCCGCCCCTATTGATGCGCCGTGTGTTAAGACTAGGAACTGCCCTATGGCTCCTGACTTCTGTGGCACTTCTGTATGGACATTACCTGAAACACAACGTGTTAAATTCTATAAGGAGTATTATCCAAAATGAGTTCACATACAATACAGAGATTTTTCCAAATTGGTATGAAAAGGGCACTGCCTGAATTATTACCAAACCATGGCAAACAACTTGAATTTGGCCCAGGAAATACACCATATGGGTGTAGTAGTTTAGAGTATCCTGATTGGGATGCTGATTCAATGGATGTGCCAGAGCCAGATAATTCAATTGATACAATTCATATGTATCACTTCCTTGAGCATGTGGAATCCCCAATTAAATTGTTAAGGGAGTGCGAGCGCATATTAGTACCTGGTGGCCATATCAATATTGTAGTACCTCACCAAGCCTGTTCGCTAGCATATGAAGACCTTGATCACAAAACATTTTTTGTTGAAGATACAATTCCAAAATTGTTACACAATAAAGGTCATGAAAAGAATAATGGTTGGCAACTTGCTGTCCATATAAATTTCATGATGGCTATTGTTCATCGTAATTTATCAATTTTTACACAACTTGTGAAAACAAACGCTGATTATGAATCATTAGATAAATGTGGTAATTGTAAATTATTTCACTCAGCAGAGTGTTCAAAATTTGTTGGTGATATTCTTGTATTAGCGACAGATGATCAATGCTCACAATTTATTTTGGATGAAGTGCCATTTTAACACAAACAAAAGGAAAATGAAATGAAAAAGCAAATGATGAGAAACAATACTGAGAAGCCTAAGTTGTCTTACATACTTGACTTCCCAAAAACAATGGAAGCAGTATCTAATGTAATGACAATGGGTGCTGAAAAATATGATCGCAATAACTGGAAGAATGGTGGCCCAATCACAGAAGCGGAAGACAGCCTACTTCGACACATGACCGCTTTCCATAACTGTCAAGATGAAGACCCTGAAAGCGGCCTTGGTCATCTTGCTCACGTTATCTGTAATGCATCTTTCATAATTGAAAACTATGAACGTTATGGCAGTGCTTTTGATGACCGTGATTGGGAGAATGCTAGTGAGTAATCTTCTGCTTACTGTATTTGATACAGAAACAACTGGTCTGTTAAAACCTAATGCAACAACTGTTGAAGCACAGCCTGAAATTATTGAAATCTATGCAGTGCAGATTGATCAAGATTTCAATGTAGTCAATGAGATTAATACATTTCTTAAGCCAAAAGGTGAAATATCAGATTTGATTACAAAAATAACAGGTATAACAGAAGACATGGTCAAGGATGCCCCAAGATTTGCTAGTATGTATAAGAAAATTGGAAAAGTATTTGAGGGGTCAAGCTGCCTAGCTGCTCACAATGCATCTTTTGATGTTAGCATGGTAGCTAATGAATTAGTGCGAATTGGGAAAGTGTTACATTTCCCTTGGCCTATGCACCATATTTGTACAGTTGAGCGTTCAATGTCTTTAAGAGGCCACAGACTTAAATTGTCTGATTTGCACAAAATGGCAACTGGCAAAGAATTTGAAGGTGCACATAGAGCAAAAGCTGATGTTCATGCTACAGTAAGATGTCTTCATTGGTTGGTGGAGGAAGGTCACATTGATTTATCTAGCTTCCAAAACTGAGTTTAGTTTTCGGCAGTGCTTTGGTCACATAGCAGAAATAGTCAAGGAAGACTATGAAGCTATGGGCATAGCAGATGTCAACAACACTCTGGGGCATGTACAGTTCAATAATGAATGCGCAAAGAAAGGTGTTAAGCCAATCTTTGGTGTTCGGTTGACTATATGTGATAAAATTGATAAAGCAAGATCAGCAAGAAAATCATATATTGGGAAAGTAGAAATGATTTTTCTTGCGAAAAATGATCGTGGCTTGAAAGAGATTTATGAATTAACATCTTATGCCTGGGATAATTTTTATTACTTTCCCAGGGTAGATCAGGCACGCTTTCTAAGGCTATCTAAGGACGTTTTAGTAATCGCTCCTTACCTTCCTATAGGTTTAGAAAAAAGTCTTGGCAGGGTCAATCTCCGGGCTGTAGGTGTGGGATTATACCCTCCTTACAACCTCGAAAAGCCGACCGTAGCAATTGTTAGTGCAAAATATCCAGAACCTGCTGATAAAGAAGTGTATCAACTATTGGCAGGAGCTAGAAAAAATGGTACAGGATACAGTTACAACTTTGAGGATAATACATATCCAAATCACAATCTCTCAGATGAAGAATTTACCGCTGAGGTTGCCTGCCCAGATTATTCTATAACAATGACACATGATATCGCAGATATATGCAATGCGCATCTTGAAGCTGCAAACATGGTGAAATATACTGGAGGAGATTCAATTGAAAAAGCTTGTATGCGTGGTGCTATTCATCTGGATGTTGATCTGGATGACCCAATGTACAAAGACAGATATGAATATGAAAAAGGACTTATTGAACAGAAAGGATATAATGACTATTTTCTAATTGTAGCAGATATGATCAGATATGCTAAGCAATCTATGTTTGTTGGGCCATCACGAGGATCATCAGCGGGAAGTCTAGTGTGTTATCTTATGGGCATAACTGAAATTGACCCACTTAAGTTTGGCTTGCTATTTGAACGTTTCATTGATATCAATCGTTTTGATTTACCAGATATTGATATTGATTTTCCTGATAAGAAAAGAGCAAAAGTTGTCAAATATCTATCCCACAAATATGGACATAAAAATGTTAGATGCCTTGCAAATGTTTCTCGCCTTAAGCCTAAGTCTGCTATTGGTGATTTTGCTCAGGGATTATCTATACCCAAGTATGAAACAGAAGAGCTTAAAAACGCTATCATTGAACGTAGTGGTGGTGACGCTAGGGCAGCTATGTGTATTTCTGATACTTTCACTTCTACTGATATAGGGAAAGAATTCATTGCTAAATATCCTGCGATGAAATTGGTTGGTAGAATTGAGAATCATGCATCTCATGCTGGGAAACATGCTGCTGGTATTATCGTAAGCACTTTACCTTTAAATACTTATGCAGCAACTAATAGTCGAGATGATATTATAATGTTGAATAAGCATGATGCTGAACATCTTGGCTTATTGAAAATTGATTGTCTTGGTCTAAGAACACTAACTATTCTTGAAGAGACTATGGATCAGATTGGTATGGAATATTCTGATTTATATCGACTTGAGCTTGAAGATCAAAAAACATTTGATATATTTAATACAGGAAGATACAATGGAATATTCCAGTTTGAAGGACAAGCACTTCAATATCTCACTAATCAGATGGGCATACACAAATTTGATGATATTGTTGCTATCACCGCTTTGGCTAGGCCTGGCCCAATGCATAGTGGTGGGGCAAATTCTTTTGTTAAGAGACGAACTGGAGAATCAGAAGTTGAGTATATTAGCAATCACGAAGCATACATCAGAAACACAAAGGAGACACTAGGGATTATCATATACCAAGAACAGTTAATGTACATTGGTAGAGAATATGGTGGACTATCATGGGAAGATGTTTGTGACTTGCGTAAGGCTGCTTCCAAATCACTTGGTGAAGAATATTTCAACAAGTACAAGAACAACTTCCTAGAAGGAACAAGGAAGAATGGTATTGAAGATGAGGAAGCAATTGCTGTCTGGGAAAATATGGTAACATTTGGATCATGGGGCTTCAATAAGTCTCATGCTGTTGCATATGGTTTAGTATCATATTGGACAGGATATATGAAAGCCCATCACCCAATGGAGTTTGCAATAGCAACATTAAACAATGCAAAAGACAATGATTCCGCTATTAAGTTGCTCCGGGACTTGGTTGTAAACGAAGGACTTGAATATGTGGCAGTTGACCCTGATACGTCTGAGATAAATTGGACAGTACAAAATGGCAAATTGGTCGGTGGGTTGACTAATATGAGTGGAATAGCTGAAGCAAAAGCTAAGCAGATATTATCTGCTCGAAAGGCAGGAAGAGCACCAACTCCTGGCCTTATGAAAAAGCTAATGAATCCAGTTACTCCTTTTGACATATTATTCCCAACTCAACATTACTGGGGTAAGTTTTATGAAGACCCGATAACATACGGATTATCAGAAGCACCTTCATTGATTAAAGATATAGATGAACAAGGACTCTATACCATCGTTGGCAAAGTTATAATGCGTGATCTTCGTGACCTTAATGATTACAATGAAGTTGTAAAACGAGGTGGCGAGAAATATGAAGAGAACAATCTATACCTTAGATTGCTTATTGAAGATGATACAGATCAGATTCTTTGTGTGATAAATCGCTTTATGTTTGATGAGATGGAAGGCAAGCTAATAGCGGAAAAAGCAATTGAAGGCGAAACATGGTTCCTTATCAAAGGCAGGAAAAGAGGTGATTGGAGAAAAATTGATATTGATCAAATTCTCAATTTAACTGAATGGGAGAAAGAAAATGCAAATAGAAATACTAAATGACAACAAAATATGCTTTATTTACATCCAGCAATCAGTTGATATAATAAAGAATGCGGAGGAAATTTGTGATAAAATCTATACTGCATTGAATGATGATTACCACAAAGATTATAATCCATGGAGAGTAATTATTGTGCCAAATGGTGTTCCATGCAAAGGCTCTGTGAATCCTATGTTTTATGTATGTAGAGATTCTGGTATTATGATGAATATAGTGAAAAAATTTGCTAACGTAAAGCCTGGTTCTATAATACCATTAACAGATATTGAAATGAGATGCATTACAAACCAAAATGATTTCATGGCAATACCATTGCCAGAAGGAGATTGAAATGAAAAAAAATGAAGCAAAAAGTAAAGTATGCCCACATCCTGGAATGGGCACTTGTGTTGCATCAAATTGCATGATGTGGGAATCAGATTACAAAAGTATAAGTGAGAGAATTGAGCACAAAGCATTGAATTATTCTGAGCTACAGCCAATATTGAATAATCAACGATATGGAGATTATAATTATGCAAGAAAAGTTGATGGTGTTTTGGTGCCTGGTTTTTGGGATAAGCTTACATGGATTGAAGATGACTCAGGTGATTGTGGATTAAAAACAAAGGAGTGTAATTGTGAACATTAATCCAACATATCTTTATATGCAAGACAATAATGGAAAAGTTCGTGAATGGTCAATTGGTGTTATTGATTGGACTATAATTATTAGGCATGGAGAAAAATGTGGTTCTATGCAAGAAGTAACTGAAGAAGTTTTTGATGGTAAAGCAAGTAGAACTAGAGAAGATCAAATACTTTCTCGTATTGCATCTAGGATTTCAAAACAAAGAGACAAAGGATATAGCAATAGCATATTAGATGCTTATAAGAAAGCTGTAAATGCACTTGGCTTAGAAAAGCCAATGTTAGCAACTGCACTAAAACATGTAAAAAATGTAGATTACAAAGGTGCATTTGTGCAAAGAAAGTATGATGGTAATCGATGTTTGATAACTAAACAGAAAGGTAATGTAATTGCATATACAAGAAATGGAAAAATTATTGGAACTATAGGCCATATTCTTGATGGACTTGAATTGTGGGAAGGGCAAACACTAGATGGTGAATTATATTGCCATGGAGAAGCTTTGCAAACAATAGTGTCCTGGATAAAAAGAAAACAAGAAAATACATTGAAATTGAAATATCATGTGTATGATGTTATATCAACAATGGCATACTACAACAGGTATAAAATGTTACAAACAATTCCGCTATCTGATGCTATGGAGATAGCTCCAACTGAAGAAGTAACTTGTTTTGAAGAAGTGCAAGAGCATTTTAAAGAAAGCAGGAAGCTTGGGTATGAAGGGTCTATTGTAAGATTGCACACTCACGGATATGAAGATGGGAAACGGTCAAGAAGTCTTATTAAAATAAAAGCATGGGATGATGATGACTTTAAAATATTTGACATAACTCCATCCAAAGATGGATGGGCAATATTAAATTTAACAGCTAAAAATGGCAAAACATTTTGTGTAACTTGCCCAGGAACTGTTGAACACAAACATCATGTTATGGATAATATGGTAAAATATTTGGGTAAATATGTTCGAGTTGAATATGCCCAATTAACGAAGGATGGAATTCCTTTTCATCCTATTGCAACTTTAATAATACATGAGGATTTATTATGAGACTGTATATTGGTAGTAAATTAATTAAAGCAAAACCTATGAATCGTTTGGTGTATAACAGGTTTCGCGGATGGGAATTGCCAGATGATGAAGATGGTAATGATGAAGGCTATTTAGTTAAATATCTAAATAGACCAACTAAAAATACTGAACAATATGATAATTACATTAGTTGGAGTCCAGTTAAAGAGTTCAATGATGCTTATCATCAATCAGGCAGTATGACCTTTGGTGATGCTATCCAGTTAATGAAGGCTGGTTATAAGATGTCTCGTACCGGTTGGAATGGTAAAGGTATGTGGTGTATTTTTGTGCCTGGTACTAAAGGTGTGTGTCCTCGCGCTGGTACTCCATATGCTAATTCACTTGGAACTGAGGCTACTATTGATATTCTTCCTCACTTTGATATGTTTACAGTTAATGCAGAAGGTAGACGAGCTATGCTTCCTGGATGGTTAGCATCTCAGAGCGATATGGATGCTTGTGATTGGGGGATTATTTACTAGCAACTATTTGGGGAGCATAGCTCCCCATTTATTATTTGTCTTTGTCACCTACACCAGACATTCCATATCTACCACCTACTGTAGTAAATAATCGATCAATTGACAATTTATTACTAGCACCAGAAATTGGTCTACCTCTGAACTTTCCTTTTGGCATATTAATGCTATTAGGCAATCTCAAAGAAGTATCGCCTCCACGACGATATAGCCCAATCATAGCATTATTCAATGGACCAACTTCTTTAGACAATGGATTAAGAAGCATATTGCCTAGACCTCTTGATCCCATACTTGGATTTTTCAAAGCCATCCCAAGTGCTTCAGAAATACCTAATGAAGTTCCATTTTGTCTTCTTAGCAAATCACCATAATCTGCAATTTTGTAAATATCTTTCATATAGTCTGGGACATGACCTCGTTTGCCACCAACAAAAGCATTTGGGTCTTTCTTGTTCAGATAGTTGAATAACTTGCCTGGTTTAATATCACCTGCCTCAATGTTATCTTGAGCCATTTTCAGCATACGATATTTTCTTCTGGCAGTTTTCCATCCTTTCAACTTGTCTTTTCCAATGCCATCTTCAACCATATCATCCAGTATGTCTTTTATTTTGATTGCAAATTCACCTTCTGGCTCACCTTTTCTGACTGAATTTGATATGAATTTGTTTAAGTTCTTGGTGACTCTCTGATATTGCTCACCAGACATATGTGCATCAAGTCCTTGATCAGAAAGTCTAATTATTTCATCTGCATATTCTTTTATTGCTGGAGATTGATATTTATAAACATCATAAAATTCATTAGATAATGATTTTAATCTGTCATGCGTATCCTTCATTAAACGTGGACTTGTACCTTCCGCTAGTTCATCCATCCGTCGCCCAATACGGGCGTAGTTTCTAGCCATGTATTCTGGATCCATAGAATCACTAGCTTCACCAATTGCTTTGCCAAAAATGCGATTGACCTTGACTGCATTTTCATTATCAAGAGTGGTGAATATTTTATCAGTACCATGTCTTGAGCGCAATGCACTATCAACTTTTTGTAAAGTTGGATCACCTTGGCGTAATCCAGGGAATGTTTTTATTTTATTTCTTTTAACCCAATCAACAGTACTGCGGTCAAATTTGCGCAGTTGATCAGGAGCTTTTGACAAAAGCCTACCAGCTGCTTTGAAAGCAAGTGATCCTGTAGCTGCTGATCCAGCACCTTCTAATACAGAAGTGTCTGAATCATTAAGACTCGCTGCGCCACCAAATAGTGCACTATCCAAAACAGCACTATTTTTTAATTTTCTAGGCAGCTTTTGCACACCAGCACCAATGTTTTTCATAACATCGCCAGTTGCATTATACAATGGATTGTATGGTTCACGTTTCATCAATTTGCTTCCTTTATCAAACAAATTGCGTGATACGTTTTTCCCTAATGTGGAGCTTGTAACTTTGCTGACAGCTGACCCAACAGGCTTTGAGAATGTACCAAATGGTACTGCCATATAAGGCAATGCTTCACCAAGACCAGTTGCAATAGGACTTTCTTTTTTCAAAGAATTATATAATTCTCTTTCTGATTGGAATAATGGGTCAGGCTTGCCAACTTCACCTTTTATCATTCTTATCGGTGATGAATTAGCCAAGCGTGTAACTTCCGCTCCTGCGCCAATCATAGCGGCATCAAATGGCCCAATGCTTTCATTATATTTTTCGAGATTTGTTTTCCCAGGACTAGATGCACCAAATGATGGAATTGATGCAAAATCAGATGCTTTACGTGGTGTTATTTTACCAGATAGAACATCAACATTGCCACCAACTATTTCATCACTCAGCCATTATGGCATCTCCAATTTAACACGTTTTTCACGTCCTTGTTGATCAGTACCATATACGTATCCACCTTTGAATTCTTTGAATACCATGGCATTTGCTGATGACACTTTACGATACATATCCATGAATACATTAGCAGTATCACCAGTTGCTTGGCCACCTTTCATCCTCATCCCTGCTACTGCTTGTGAACGTAATTGTTTCTTGAACTTAATTGTAGAATCCGAATCAAACGCTCTTGGGAAATATATGTTTTTATATTTCTCCATCTCTTCTTCTTTAATAGTTGCACCAGATTCATCACGACCATTAGTCTTTATGATGTTTGATAAATTTATAGGTAACCAATTGAGAGTTTCAGCAAGCTCCTGTCTAATCATGTCTTGATCCCAACCACTCTCAGGAGTAAGTGCTTCAATTTGTGGCTCAAGAGCTTCCATCATACCAGCAAATGCCGCAGATTTTCTTTCAGACTCTTGTGGCAATTTGATATTTACTGCTTTTGGTTCACCATTTCTATCCCAAAGCATTGGTGTCTTGACAGGACGGCCACGATTGTCAACCATCCCAAGTTTTAATTTCTCAGCATTAGTAACCATTCGTGGCTCACCACTATTTGTCATTATCTTATTGCTCCAATTCTTATATTCTTTTCGTGTAAGATTTGGAATATCCTTCTTAGCAGATTTGAAATTACGCTCAAATGTTGTGTTATTTTTGCCATATAATTGATCTAACTTAGATTTGCGGATATTTTCAATCCTAGACACTTCAGCAGGTGTAGTTGCATAATACAACTCATCATTGTAAATACTATTTATTTGCGATGCTTGTTCATCTATAGTAGGTTCATTACTAGCAGGTTGATTAACATAACCGGTTGGACCAAGACGATTAGTAGTATCTAGCGGAGATATTGGTGGCACCATTGGGCTTGCAGGAGCCGTTCTAATAGGCTCATTGCCAGGGCTAGGGATAGCTCCCGCGTTAGGCGAACGGAGCACATTGCCAGCCTGAGGAGGTGTCATAGGGGGTATACGGGCAGGAGCTGCGCTAGGCTGAGGAGTATTATTTGCCCCTCTTGCATTCCGAATTCTCTGTCTACTTTGCTCAGAACGAATACGACTACGCTCAATATCACGATTGAGATTCTCAATAGTCTGTGAATTATTCAACTCTGACATTGCAAGAGTATTGCCCATAGGACTTTGCACTTCCATTAAATCAGCTGCAAGACGCATCTTATTTGGATTCATTGTATTGTCTGCAAGAATACCACTTGCTTTCGTTGGATCAATAGTGGTTTGTGTTTTATAACCAGTTTCATTGCCATCCTGATCATAATCCATAAATGTTGATTTAAATGTATCACCTTCATACCCAAGATTTTTTCTAAATGCATTTGCAGTATTAATAGCAATATTTTCTTTTGATACTCTTGCTCTGCCAGAACCTGTTAAATAATCATACCAAGCTGCCATAATAATCTCCTAATTAAGAACCAACACCAGCATTGAATGAACTGTTTTGACCATAACTTGAGCCACTTGATAATGTAAGTGGATTTCCATATATATCAGATTCATTTTGCATAGGCATCCATTCTGCATTGAATGGATTCATACCTAAATTATATGTTGAATTCATAGCATTTATTGTAGCATTTGAATTATTATATAATTGGTTATTTGCATTCATTCCTGAATTAACATATCCAGTTGCAGCGTTCATTGAACGATCCATATCATTCTGGTAATTACCACTACGCATTGACACTTCCGCTTCAGTTGCTCTATCAACAGTATCTTTACGTGTTAGATAATCATCAATGCCATGCCGATCACTACCGAATTGGCCAGCCATCTGTGCTTCTGAGCGATTATCTCCCATCCCAAAAATATTCATATTATCAGCCATACCAGTTTTCATATCAGTAATTTGCTGATCAAGATATGGGTTACCTTGAGGATCCATTAATGACCCAAATGTTTGCATGCCAAGATTATTCCCACTCATAACATCTTGGGTATAATTATTATTGCTCATAGTATCTATATTTTTTTGAGCATTTGGCATATTACGACTTGTGAACTCATTTGAATACGCATTTAATGCATCAGGTTGTGTTGCACCAGTCTGTTGGCTTCTACCATATAAGTCTGTTAAGTATGGCGATTGCGCATTCCAAACTTCTTGGTTAGAAGATGATGTGTCTTTGCCACTGCCTTGTCCAATGCTAACCATTATGTCACCCTCTTAATTACTGTAGTGTATGCTTCTTCATAACTATATTCATTTAATTTCTTCACCCAACCTCTTCTACCATGAACAGATATTATATCTGATTGTGTTTCATTTGCAAGGATATCAATAGTTTTCATTATATCAGATATCCATTCATCAATTTGTGTGCCACCAACTAATAAAACAAGCATTTCACGCAATGCTGGTTTATCTACTATGGTTATGATGCCTGCAGTAGCAACAATATCACCAACTAAGATAAGTAAAAGAATACCATCTTGGTCTTTGATCATAAAATAAGCATCATCAATATCCATTTCACCATACCCTTTTGATAATGCTTTTCCAATAAATGGCTTAGAAATAGGCCACCATTTATCTAAGTCATTTTTGTGTATTGCTATAACTTCTGCCACGCACCACCTCTGTATTCATGTACTCCGCTAGTTGTTATGCTAGCATCAGCAGTTGAATCTATATATGCCATCACACCATCAACTGGACGTTCTGGCAATTCATAAAATATTTTAAATTCAAGAGTGTCTGTTTCACCTAATAAGAATGCATCAGAAATTCTTTGCAACTCACGATATATATAATTGCCAAGATCATCTAAATCTTTATGTGTTAATGGATCAGGTTCATATGACATTAGTATTTACCACCACCAACTACATTTACTTGAAAATCAATAATGCCCCATGAATATTCATCAGTTGACTCAAACTTAAAAGAAAAATATCTTCCAGTTGCAAAGAAATCAATCTTTTCTTGGCTACCTATTGTGAATTGTTTTACTGAGCTCCAACTAATTGAATCACTTTGTATCATTTGTGTTCCAATTCTTATATTAATTACTTTGCCAATACTTCCGGTTAAATTTGGCCACAACTCATTGAGTGTTTTCAATTCAGCTTTTTTACCTATTGCCATAGTATCTTTTTCAACATACGATGAGAAATTAACTCCATCATATGTTTCTGTTTCATCAATGTGATATATCTTTGTATCTGTATATCCAGCAATAAGAACACTATCATTTGTCGCAGAGTATAATTTAGAATCCCAAATAGTTGAATCTGATTCCCAAGTAATTGTCGTTTCATGATCCCAACTATCATCAACTGCAACAGGCACTACAACACCATTTTCAATATCATATGTTTCAGGTAAATCTTTTGGGTAAAATTCATCTTCACGATAATTGTACACCAAAACCTTATTTGGTATTTCAGAAGCCCCTGCAGGATAACATATTAATATTTCATCTTTTGGATAATCAAGAGATAAAAAGCATGTATCGATGTAATCATTATTGATTTGCGAAAATAACCATTTACGCATTTTGAAATCAATTTTTGAATCAAATGTATTACCATCATGCACTATGAAATCACCATTGGTGAGTACTGCATGCTTGTTATCAAATTCAACTACACAACCTTCAGCTATACACCCGAAGCTGCCAGCGAATAATTCACGAAATTTAAAGACATACCTGCCGCCAATGTATTGGCAAGAATGTATACTTGTTTGTTTGTATATTAAAAATTCATCTCGCAGAGTCAACCCATCTATTATTTCATCAGGAGTCTCAGATAAAGTATTTGATCCTGCATCGTTAGTTGCAGCAGGAACCCATGTTGATGGCAGTGATCCTGGATTAGCAGCAGAAGACCATTTCAATTTGTTATTATATCTGACGCCTGATATCTCAACATTCAAAGCAAACAAATAATTTTTATATGATCTTAGTACATTACATTTTTCACCAGACACCCAACCAGTAATATCAGTCATTGCATTTGCAACAACACCATCCCACCAAATTGGTGTATTTGTTTTATTATTTAAAATTGGAACACCATTCAAAAAACAACTAGTCCATCTATTGATTATTGTTGTGCTAGTTGCTCCAGAAGCTGGAGTTATATCAGTATGAGTTGTAGAGTCAGTTACATAAACGCCTGTTAGTCCTGCATATATCCAATAACTAGCAGTTGTAGTTAATACAGGTAGTAATTTGACTGGTTGCAATGATAATGCACCAAATACTTGACTATGCCCTTTACTTTTAATTGCTTTTCGATCATCAAAATACATATTGTATGAATCTGTATATGCATCTAATTTTCTATCAGACGCATTGAGATCAGATGGATCAATATCTTTATTTAGACCAAATAGTTTAATAGGAATCAAATTAGACATAATCAAGCCTTTGATATTAAAATGTTAATCCAATCCAAATCCAGTGGTCACTAGAATCCATTGATGCACTATCTGTATCATATGAACATATTGGTGTTCCATTAGATGCATAACATGGAGAATTCAATACCCTTGACCCAACGAAATTATATTTTGATTGTGAATAAGTATATCGTACGAAATATGAATCAATATCATATTTTACAAATAAATGTAATCCAGTAGTATTGTCTTTACTAACAACATCAACACCAGTTAATTTAAATGTGGTATATCCAATATTAGAATGAACTCCTGCACCAAAACTTAAATTATCGATTTTGGCAATCAATTCATAACCAGGTAAAATTTCACCATCACCTGCTCGAGCAAAAGCACCAAATCCGATATAGTCATTATGCATAACAGTAATACCAGCACCACCAATTACATCCTGAGTAGTAACATCTGTGTCTGCACCTTCAACAAAAACATAACCGTTTACACCAATAGCATGTGATGTAAATGATAATGCAAATAAAGCAAAAAGTAAAACAATATATTTTTTCATTTGATAAACCTCAATTTATTTATTGCCTACAGCTCCATTAACAGCACCGGAACCATCCCATGTAACAGTATAACCATTTGTATCAATGGCATATCCAGCTGCCCCTCCACCTGCTCCTGATCCTACATTACCTAATGATGTTGTCCCATTGGAGCCAGAAGCACCTGCACTGCCATATGATCCACCATTACCACCTGCACCACCATCGCTGCTTGGGCCGTTACCACCAGCACCTCCTGCACCTCCAGAAGTACTTCCTGTTCCACCTGCAGCACCATCATATGATCCACCTGGTGCACCAGATGCATTGCCATATATGCCACCAGCAGATGTCTGATTACCTGCACCTCCACCACCTCCTCCACCACCATTATTTTGGTAACCAATTACAGCATATTCTGCAGCACCACCACCTCCACCACCTCCACCTCCGCCTCTGATTGCTCCTCCAGCATTAGCAATAGTTACAGCATGGGATAGTGTGAATGCTTCTCCACCTGCACTGCCTGCTGCACCACTATATACATTTGGATATGGGGCATCACCACCTTTGCCACCATTTCCACCTTTGCCTATGATAGAGCCATTATTGTCAATAACTATTTCAGTTTGTGAATGCCATCCTGAGCCAGTGACTAATGATGCAGTTCCAGTTGTGCTAGATGATATAGTTCCAGTTATGGTAAATGTAACATGCATTGGATATGATGGAGCAGAACCCAATTGGCTTTGTAAATAATTATACAGATTCAAATTGGTTGAACTTCCAATAGTGACTTTGAATCTTGGCTTTACACCACCTGGTAACATAGTTAACATTTAAATTGCCTTATGAGTAATCTGACATCCAAGTGCCATATAGATTTGCTCCATCAGAAACAAACGCTATCGCACAAACAGCTAGTGAAGTTGTAGACAATTCTGGAGCAGCACCAAATGCCCACTTATATGAAGTGCCAAAACTTAATGTTCTGCCACCAGTTGAATCTTGCTTTATGATCAATATATATGTTGATCCAGCTTTCATATTTGTTGGATTTGATAATGAAGTGTTGCCAGCTAATGTTACTATGGCAACTTGTTGCGTATCCAAGTCCCACACAAGTGGAGATGCATATGGCATTGTTGCTGCATCAAAATTTTGCTGAGCAGTCCATTCCTGTGCAACACTAAGTTGTATCAAATCACCAACGTACCCAGCTAATTTATTAAGCTCAGTGTGAGTTGCAGTAACAGCTCCAGTTATAGCAGCAAATGTATTTAACAATACATTCTTAACTCCTTGTATATGATTATCACCTTCACTACGCGGGTCAGTGCTACTTGGATTAGTATTGACCAATGCGTCAATATACTTATTTGTTCCAGTTAAGTCTTCAAGAGCCATCAGACACTCCTAACTTGTAAAGAGCCACCAGGATATTTAATCTTATTGGCTCGGTTATTTGACTGAGTAATTGCATCTGTATAATATGTCAACCATGTTGTTTTTGACAATTCATCTTTTGACATAATTGCATATTCAAGCATTAATGCAGCAAGATAAACATTTGAATTTTTAATTAATGCATCATGTGTATCTGAATTATTTGATAATGCAGATTGTTCTGCATAATAATTGATATAAATATTAACAACATTTGAAGCACTAGCTACAGGCTTTATCTTTATTGTTTTCCCAACTATTTCATATGAATCAAAATATCCATTTGCATCAACATCTTCATCATTAATCTTAGTTGCTTCTAAGAAATTAGATGGCAATGATTCAAATTCTTCATCACACACTAGTGTTACATTAATTTCCATTTCTTGTGTGCGCAGATCATTAGCAATTCTCCGCTCTGACAAGCCTTGTAATGTATCAATGTAATCATCAGAATCACTTCTGTGCGATAAGGCAACAAAAGCATCTTTTAAAGATTCATAATCTGTTATGGCCATTATTTCTTGCCTATTCTTGAAAGTGTATCCCGTATTGTCCAGGCAAATAAAGAAATTACAATATAGAAGTTGCCAAGAATATTATATATATCATCAGCAACTAAGGTCATCCCATAGGCCATAGTGACCATAGCGAGACGATTTGTTTTTGCTGAAATGAACTCCTTCCCTGACTGTGAAAATAACCCAGTTGCTAATTTGACTACTAAATCAATCATCACTGTCTACCTCTATATATAAATGAATAATGGTTACCATCATCATATTGGCCACCCCATCTAGCATCAGGGTGCATAGTAACCCACTTAGCACCTATTTCTGCATGGGCTTCTGTGGTTGTTTGATAGTGCCCATCAATAAATAAATCTAAATCATGAGCAAGCTTTATTTTGTGGTTAGACCATTTACGACCATAACCTTTTTGTTCACCCCATTTGCCAAACACACGTTTATCACGTTTGCCATCACCATAGGCAACTCGATACCCAAGCTCTTCATGTATCCAAACAACTAATTTTGCAAATTGATATGCAAATTCTTTTTGCTTGTCACCCAACACACTCATGGTAATAAATCTCTTATCCTTGATACAATTTTTTCTTCATGTTCTTCAAGACGCGTATTCAGCTCAAGCAATATCTCTTGTTGGCAAATTTTCATCTTATTATCAATATGGGCTTCACTCAAAGGCGTAATTTGCGAAGTGCCTTTTGTTTTAGCATACCACCCAAATAAAATAATAATTGATCCTGTTAATAATTCTTGCCACCAACGTATTGCAAAATGCATATGTTCTGGTTCAGGGGACATCTAATAACCCTCTTGAATGTGGTGGAAAATATCAATAATCTTTACGCTGAATACGCCATGCGAATGTTGCAGTATTAACGCCGGGAGCAACGTCAACATTAATATTAAATGTCGCTGCGGTTATATTACTAACCCACCATTTTACTGCATTACCTAAATCATTCGTTGGTGTGATTGTAAAATCTTCTGGGTCTGGCTGAATACCCAAACCGTGCACTACAAAAGAGGCTGATGTAGAACCTGATGCGACAACAGCGTTTCCTGTCACAGTATTAAGCAATGGTAATCCGCTATTAAGACTTGATACGACTAACTTGTTTGAAGCTGCGTCTTTCGGCTTGACGTTTGTAGGGATTAATCTAGCATTGTCTGCTACAACTTCATCTGCAATAGAATCTTGTAGATACACAAACAAATCATTAGGGCTACCGCCAGTTTTAACCTGAGCAACTATTTTGCCTTCTTCAACACTACACGACATAGCTAATACAGTTTTAGTTGTTCCAGAACCAACACCACCATGAAGTATAAAACCTAGGTTGTTTTTTGTTGCGTCAACGCATTTTACAGATACATTATTAACCTTATGTTCTTTTGTCGATTGCCAATATGCAGCTTGAATACTTACAAGAGGCTGTACAGAAGGATTAGTTACATCAACTTCTGCATGGACATTGTTCATCTCAATTCTGTCTGCATGAAAAACAGAGTTTTGGTCTTTTGTACTAATATGTAAATTATTTGCGAAAATCTCAGCGCATATAAAACCAACAGCGTTTTTTGCTGTATTACCTTCGACTGAACGAATTAACAGATTTTCTGCTACAACAGAAGAACCACATAGCTGCTCATCCGCAGTAGTAAAATTGCTATCGTAATTGCCAATAGGTCTATTACCATTTGTGTAGAATATCGACAAATTACGCATTGCGAATCTGCCAGCACTAGGTATGGTTATTGAATTCCCGTTTGGCGTTGGAGCGTGTTCCAACGTAGTGTTGTGCATCGAAGCACCGCGAATTGTAACATTACCGCGCATATAATTTGATAAGTGATATAGGTCTGAGATTATATGACGTTCATTTGGCAACAAGAAAATATCCCATGAAGGCAAACGATAAAGTGTATAACTTACATTTGTCAGAGTTGCCCCTTCATACCCAGACGTTAGTATAATCTGTGCTATGCCATTGACTCTATCAAGCAATCGAAATTTACCATCACCCAAGTCAATCCACAAGGGTTCGATAAGTGATAGTGCTGATACAACACCAGCTATATTAAAGCTCTCACTCAGCCCAGTAAATGTAAGCACATCTGAATATTGCGCTACAGATACAGTTCCGCCATACGCTGCAAAAACAGCTTCTGGGTCTGGGGTATTTGCCATGACCATATCAAGCGCCGACATTATATTTGATATCTTACCACCACTGCCAACAGTAATAAATTGAGTGCCAAAGCCAAATGCAGCTGGATGACCCATTGGAATAAGTTGTCTTCCTTTCATAATGTTTTACCACCTTTAAAATATTTTTGGTTTATCCCTTCAACTCGAACCATTGATGCCTTGCCACGTTCTGTATTTTTAAGAAAATTCATTAACATTTTCTCACGGCTTGTCTTATCAACTTTGCGATAATCTGGGTTATTGTGAAGAAACCATTCCCAATCTTCCAATGGAATGCTCGCCAATTGCCGACCAAAAGTTAAATCTTTTATTGCACCAGGATTATTGCGAAGTTGACTATTGCGCTCCAAGATCAAGTTTCTTGTTTTTTGCTCAAGAGTTGTAATAACTTCATCACCATGTCTTTCTACTTTGGTTTTGAAAACTTGATCTTGTTGCACAAATGCCATATTACACCTCGATAAAATGACGTTCAAGAGGGTCTTTTTTTGCTTCAGCTTTTGCTTCAGCTAAAGTAACATAGCCTTCACAATCTTTACAAATTTTACCAATTGATGTATGTACATTACGTTTGCAAATGTTCTTAACAAGAATTTTCCCAGGGATTTCAACTGCAGTAACTTTAGAATCTTCAGCGTCAACTTCAGATTCAGCTTCAGCAATTGCTTTGGCATCTGCAATATCTTTTGCTTCAGCTTTAGCTTTAGCCTCTTTTGCAATTGTTTCTTTTGTCTTTACAGGTTCAGTCATAATAAAACTCCAAATCAAATAAAATGAAGCTCCCATTGCTGGGAGCAATAAAACATAATATTTCTACTATGTAGTTACAGAGGCAGAATAATCAATATCAGCAATAACACCCTGTGCTTTTTCATTAAGGACTTTCAAAGTCCAATCACCATGCATCAAACGTTTTTCTGACAAACCAGACTTGGCAATTTCATCAGTCTGGTAGCCACCAAGAAATGCCTGGCGCAAATGAGTTGGATCCATGATGTATGCTTCGGTAGCTTCTGATCCAGAAGTGGAATTCGTTGCCTGCATGATACGATTTGGGATAAGTTCCAAAGTACCAAAATCAGTAACAAATACATTCACAGCACCAAGAGCAGTAGCAGCTTCCGCTGCTTTACCTTGATCAGACTGTAAAGTCGCAATCCGAGCAGACGAAGTAAACAGATACTGAGAGAACTGTTTGATCACAGAAGGAATTGACATAAATACAGATGGATCACCACCCTGTTCATAGATAGACTGCACACAGTCGCGAACAAGAGTTTCAGTCAATGCACGAGTATTACCATTAGTAGCTGCTGAAACAACACCTGAAGAGAAACCACCATCAGCACCAGTAGTGCCACGATAAGTGTTTGTTTCAAGCCAAGCACCTAAACCAGCAGACAGACCAGCAAGTGCACCATTGTCAGCACGAGAAGCCTGTTGAGTAAGCATGATAGCTTCAACATCACGACGTAGTTCACGTTGACGCATCATAACTTGATAACCAAGCTCATCAGAACGACCGATGTTGTTAGTGTTCTGTGCACGAGTTGATACAGTAACATATTTAACAGAAATTTGACAATGGTTGCCAACACGAGCACCATTGGCATTATTATCAGCAGTTATGTCAGCGCCATCAAGAACAGCATTGCTAACATTAGGAGAGGCAAGTTCATCAGTTGTCCATTCAGTATATGAATTTTCAGCCGTGTCTTTGCCAAGCATGTCAGTAAGTGGCAGAGGGATTTTTGAAATATCCCAAATCTTATCCATTACATCTTCACGGATAAGACCTCCATAAGTTACTGCTTTTAGAACTGTAGCTGTTTGTAAAGCCATGATTTAAATCCTCAATTAATTTGTGACAAGCAAATCCGCTATAGCACTCGCCTTTTGGCGGTCATCTCTGCTATTTGTAGCGGCAATAAGTTTACGTTTAAGCGCCACTGACTTACCGACTTTACGATTCTGTGTATTAGAACCAGCTAACTTTTTAGGGGTAATTCGCAATTTTTTCTTAGTCAAATTTACATCTTTTGCTTTTGTCCTAAGAAGCATAAAGTCACGTACTAACTTGGTTAGACGATGATCATATACATTTTGAATTTCGTTTGAATCGAAACCATACTCAGACAACAATGGGCCCATAACATCAGCATCTTTCTGATATACAGCAGGATCAGTCCACTCAGGAATATTTTCCAAAGTTTTTCCTTTCTGATATGCCTTCATATCTGTAAATGCTTTTTGGCGTTGCTGTTCCAAAAATCCTTTAGCAGCTTCATACTCAGTTTTTGCCTGTGAATGTGCATCAGTCAATTTCTGACGTTGAAGAATTGCTTGAGTAGGGTCACTCTTCTCAAGTGCATCCCAATCAAAATTAGCATCGGCTTGTTCAATGGAAAGAACATTTGTTGCAGCAGCAAGAACCTGTTGATTAAATTCAGGCAATTTTTGGTTCTCTTCCCAGATACCTTGGTGATAACGAACGGCATTGTCAAAGTGATCTCGGTCTTCTGCAAATTTCTGTTGATCACGCTCCCGTGTCATGTATGAGTCTTTGAGAGTTGATATTGATACTGGGTCTAGGCCATCACCCATCGGGACTTCCAATGAATAAATAGCAGATTCTTCAGCGTCAAGATGATCAGCCAATTGAGATATATTCTCTATATCTTGCTGTTCACCTTCTTCACCTTCTTCACTGTTTTCATCTTCATCTTTGGATTCATCATCTTCAGATTCAGTATCAAGTCCATCATCTTCGCTTTCAGCCTCACCCTCTGTTTCTCCTGAATTGTCATCAAGATTCTCATCTGTTTCATCTTCAGTATCGCCAGAGTTTTCTAGATCAGGTGTGTAATCATCAGCATCCTTGTCCTGCACTTCTTGAGTCTCCCCATCAGCAACATTAAGGATTTCTGTAACTTGTGCTAAAGTGTCTCCACTAGCTGCCTGCATTGTCATTATTCAGTCTCCTGAGATTTTTGTGATGCATCATACTCTGCATTTTGTATGATGCTTTCGAATTTGGACTGCACTAAAAGCACTCCAGATAATTGTGCATGAATAGTCTCCCGTTCATCCACAGTAGTTGATCCAATCCATCTAGTGAACATCTCCCATTTCATAACTTCAATGGTATCACCAAACGCAGGAATTCCTAAAATTTGTTCAATCTGGCTTATATTGATACTATCACTCATTTACTTCACCCATTCCTTCACCAGGAATATCACGTTGGCTATTCACTTCAAGAGCAACATACTCAGCCTTCATTTTGTCATTATGTTTTATCATATCTTGGACAAGTTTCTTGTCTTGCATCATCAATTTATTTTCTTCTTTAAGGACACTAATTTCATCTTTATTATCCTCAATTGTCTTTTGATATTCAAACATTTGCGTTTGCATTTGCTTAGCTTCTTCATCTTGATCACTAGCACCTTTTTGCTTTTTGGCCAATGCATCAACTGCTTTTGGACTATCCGGATCAATCCAATAGCGACCAACATTATCTGTGCCAGACGCATGCAACATATCATTAATAGTGTTGTACATCTTCTTGCGATTTGTCAATATATCTTCAGCACCAAGCTCCATTGCTTTAAGCTGCAACTCAAGATTCTTATTAAGTGTGCCAATTTTCTTAACACGTTCGCCAGCAGACATTCCAATATCAATCTTGACTCTATCACGCTTAAGCCATGAAGAAGGAACCACTTGCTTCCACTCATCACCAATCTTTATTGGATATTCATCAACAAATGATTCGCGCAAAGTTGCATGTATAATAAGATAAATTTGTTTAATCAATGTTTCCGCTAATGTTCTTGACATCAGAGCAGCCATTTTTTCTTTTGATGTATATTCTCTTTCAACACCTTCTGAGCCAACATTGGATCCAATTTGCATATCAGCAGATTGCATATCAAGGCTAGCACCACCACGCTCAGAGCGCACCTTGTCAAGATAGTTCAAAGCAAGAATGCATGATGGGCCAATATCATCAACAGGAATAGGATTTATAGCACCACGAATTTTTGATCGTACAACACCACCTGCACGTGAATTCAATACATCTTCAAGATTAACTTGTCCATCAATAATCTCAAGACGACGATTATTCATTTGAGTTGCATTGTTAATATATTGGCGAATGAAAGCAGTCTTTTGATCTTGTATATTCTTCAGCTTGTCAAATAATGACATGCCCATGAATCTATGAGATAACAAGAATGGTGATCCTGATGCAAAAGGAACAGTTTTTGCGTAAGTACGTTCAAGCAATTCATTATCAGCCACAACAACACGATGCAATTCAGTAACACCATCACCATCATAATCCATTTGAATATAACAACGAAATACTTCAACTAATCCTGTTGCATCATCACCTGTTTCAAAATTATCCTCACCTTGTGTGCGATTTCTTTTTGTTTCATTTGTATCGCCAGTATATTGTGTTAATGCATTAACAATTTCTTGGTCATGACCTTGTGCTATAAGATCAGATTTGCTAACAATAAGTCTACGACCACAAAACCGAATACCAGATGTACTTGCTGATTTATGGTTTGTGGCAAACAAGAAATTTTCTGGTTCAACAGGCTCAACACATAACTTTTTTATTTTGTTAAGAGTTTTTACAGTAAGATCAATAAAGCCAGTTTCTTGATCTAATTCTGCTTTGACAACTTCCTTCTTTTTATTCTTTTCTTCAACAAGAAGAGCTTCAATCTCAAAATCATTTAATCCTTTATACTCATCATACTCAACAACAACATGCTCATCAACAAAAACTTCAACTATGCCATTTTTTTGCAACAATGAATCTTTTACAGCATTATACAATACTGTATAACCAGAATTCATTTCCATCAATGTATAATTGCAATAATTAGATTCTAACTGAGATTGATCTTCATCACCCTCATTCACTGAATTGAAAGTGGCAATATTCAATTGTGAATACAAAGGCATTATTTCCGCTAAAGTTGCCTCAACCATATCAGCAACATCCATAGATTGGGTCTCTGAATTGCCTTCAGTTTCATCACCACGTGGGTCACCAAAGTAATATGCAAGAGCTTGTTCACGATCTGATTCAAGTTCAGTATCAAGATAATCTTCAGACAATTCAATTTCACGCTTACATATCTTGATCACATCTGCATCAGACATATATTCTGTATCAGCAGACAATTCAGTCAACTCATCCTCATATGTATCCTCATATGAGTCAGAAACATCTTGGACATATGAATCTTGCTCTTCCATTAAATTACTGCCCTATTAAGTTTTGAATAGTCAAGTGATGTATCCCAAGTGTCTGCACCAACAACCTTACCACCTTCTCCAGTGCCTAGCATGCCATACTGGAAGCTTTCGCAAACATGTGAGTATTTGTTCTTATCTGGCTTATCTTGGAAACGTTCTTCACCAGATACTTGAAGACGTTTGAATTTATAGCCACCATTCATACCCTTGCGAAGCATAACAGCTTTTGGGCCAAGTAAAACACAAGGATGCCCAACCATATTCAATCTAGTAAGGCAATTTGCCACTGCTTCACGACGAATTGTATAGTCATTAGTGTAAGCAGGAATAGCCATAATACCAGCAGCATTAAGGACAAGGAATGGCGTATCATCACTAACTTCAGTGGCATGTTCACCAGCTGGATCACCATATATCTGGTAATCAATAGTTGGATATTCACCATTGATTTTCTTGTTCAATAACTTAGCAAATGTTGTTGCGCCCATGCCCTCAGTGCATAATTCATCATATACTTGATATTGACCATTCACTTCTTGGAAGAAAGTGGCAGATGGTGTTCTGCCAAAATCAATTCCAATATAATGGTCAACATCATCAAGAATTTTAATTTCAGTCTGTGTAGTATGGATTTTATCATTAAACTCAGGGTAAATAGGCTTGCCATCTGATATAAAACCATACTTACCGTGAACATAAACATTAACCCACTCAGGGTCTTTACCAGATTGCATATTATGATAGTACAATGGTGGTAAATTGTCTACATTCTCTGCATCTACATCTGTACCACCAGGTTGGTGATATATTGAATAATTGTCAGGACAATTCTCTTCAAAAAGTCTATACCACCAATGATCTGAGTCAGGTGGGTTCGTATCTGCAATGGCGCCAAACCAGCTAGGGCCACCAAGCCGCTTAGAAGGATAACGTCCAAGGCGACCAACAAGCATATCAAGCACCTGTTTAGGAATTTCCCTAGCTTCATTGAGCCATCCACCAGTAAGTTCTAATGATAACAGCTTCTTGATATCATCTGGCTTATCAAGAGCACGAAATAATATTTCAAGGTATACTGAAGTGCCATCTTCAAGCTTTCTGAATAGTGTCCACTTAAGATCACCAGCTTTGTAATCTCCCATATCTCTTGGGAACCAATCAAAGAAGGTTAACATAGTTGTATCAATCAATTCACGATATGTGTTCCGAATAATGACCCAGCGAGAGCGTCTTACACCATCTGCATATGGCTCTTGTGCCATAGCGCGAAACATAATCTCCCAACAGCAAGCAACTGACTTGCCAGAGCCAATTGGTCCCATTATAGCACGAACAAAATTATCATCCTTATGAAAGGCTTTCAGTGTTGGTGAAGCTTCATAGACAATATCAGTCATTTTTACAATTATCTAAATCACGTTGTAATTCTTTCATTCGTTTTGAATACAGATTGGCGCAGTCTTTATTTTTATGGCATGGCTTATTACCATACACCTTTGATGAAGGCTTAGTGCTCACAATTCATCCCACCAGGAATTGAATTTGGTCTTAACTTTCTTAGCAGCTTCCTCAGCTCCTTGCATCAAGTCTTTGCCATATTGTGCAGGAGAAGGTTGTCCAACAGGCCCAGTATTTGGATACATCTGATTGCCAATTGCCTGTGAACCATCATTGATAGCATCACGACCCATAGCTGCACCTTGCTGCATCATATTTGGCGCAGGTATCATGCCTTGGCTCTGATCACCTTGTTGCTGTGACTGTGCCTGAGCAATATACTGCTGTATTTGTTCTTCAGGAATTCCCTTCTGGCGCATCATCTGGATTTGCATTTCAAACCCATTAGATTGCTCAGTAGCTTGTTGTAAATATGGATTCATTATATTTTTGCTCTGAATACTAAAAGATCACCTTCTTTTACTTGATCATCACCTGGCCATTCTTTCGCAAATCTGCGAAGATAAGGAAGTGAAGCATTTTGCCCATTCCGATCACCCATTGTTGAGAACAATTTATCAACAGCAACTTTCATAGCATTGGCTCTTCCGCGTTTGAATGCTTTTGTAAGCCATTTGATCTCATCTTCATCTAGTGTATCTGAAGTGTATGTGCCTTCACCAGCCTCAACCAATTCAAAACCAAAATAGTCAGAAATTTCAATAAGTTCTAGGCCACGAGCAAACTCTTCAACTTCTGACAATATTGTTTCATCAAGATGATCAGTTTTTAAAAATCTGTTATAGAACGTATCTCGCGCCATTTTGAATCCCTAAGGTGTTTAGGTAACTATAGTATATACATCAGAGAAAGTAAAGGAAAATCTTTATACCCCCGTTCTGAGAGTGTGCAATATAGGGTGATTTTTTTTGAAAAAATTTTTAGCGTTGTCGCGCATGTTCTACATAACTATAGCGGGACTCCTAAATGTGTAAAGCCCCCCCC